TCTTAAATGAGAAACATATCTATAATCAAAAAGCCTCCACTTTGGCTAAAAAACTCATTGGACCAGTCGTTGCCTCGAATGACATTGGTGTATTGTCCCAAAATACATCTAATGTTGAGACTGTGACTGAGTTTGATGATGAAGTTGAAGTTATTCGTCCTGACAAGCCCTTATTTGATGAGAGCTTTGTTAATGGTTCTAAGAAAATTCAACAAGAAGTCAAACCCGTTTGGAAAATCAAACCAAAGAAATCTCCTACTAAAGAAGACTGTGTTGCTCCTGCTCAAGGATACCAAAAAGCCATGTCTTTCTTTACAAAGGATATTGAGTGGAATGCTAAACTCTACTACAAGTCCTGGTTTCAGAATTGGAACGCCGCGCTACGTCGTTTCATCCACGAACATTACAATATCGATTTTTGGAACATCACCGAAGATGTTGCCAAAGTTTTAAATCGTCTTTTGCTCAATTCTCCTCAGGATGAAGTGCAAAGGACTGTTTTTTGGATGGATTTACTCTCTTCTCGCGAAGCCTCAACAAGCTACTATTTAGGTGGCTACTTGAATTTAAACATCCAATCATCTATTGATCTTGGCCGTTGCATACCTCAAGCCCTTTTACAAATTTTCTTTTCTCTCACTGATGAAAGAATTAAAAAGATGTATCCAACAGAAGAAAAAGATCTCGATATGTGTATTGAAGCCCAGAAAGTTGACGATTATTTCGTCTTACAAGGAGATGTTCCTATGGTACTTGAACACTTGCGAAGCAAGGTAGTTTCAAAACATAAAGTTGAGATGGATGGTTCTACTACCACCAATCTCCACCATTATCTCCCTCTCTCCTATGAAAAAGGAGAACTTGATGAACTTCAAGAGAAAGAATACCTAACAGTTATCTTTAACAACAATCCGTTACCAACATTTAATGCCTGGCATTTGAAATTTCAAGCTTTCAAAACGCTGGACAAGAAACAAGAATTCAGGATTTCCAATTTTATGATGTGTGCTACACTCATCGCCATTGGTTTTATGGTAGCCTTATTAGTCGCATTTTTCTTAGCGATTGGCCATAAACCACCTGAAATGTTAGAAGCAAATTCTTCTCATC